TTGCAATGACATTGCTAGGGAAATACAAAAAGCCACAGGAGCACAAGACTTAGGTGTGTATATTCAAATGACACACGGATGTTGTGAGAATCGCGGTATTATGGCACACTCTAGTCTAACACAGACTACAGTATTAAAAGGTGCGTTCAAAGACGACCACGGTACAAAGAAAGAGTTTTTTGATAACATTAAAATGCAACAAGAGTATGCTTCAAAATGATTAAAAAAGTATTTGCAAGAATACTAAGCGAAGTGTTATACTACTTAGGCCATTGGATTAGTTTTCCAATGCACTGGTTTGACTGGGCCTGGCTATATCCTATATACAATCGATTAATGTGCTGGAGTAATAATGTACAAGACTGGGCAGGTAATAAACTGCCCTGGAGGAAAATAGATGACTAATGCGAAACAGTTAACTGATGAACTTATCTATCGTATGAAAACTACAAGCCTAAATAAGTTTGAAATAAAGCGAGAAGTAGGTCCTAACTGGTTGCCTGACGGAACTATTCCGTTTGATATTAGTGCTACTAAAGGTATTGCTATTTTTACAGTATGGGCAGAAAGCATACAAGATGCAGAAGATCAAGTAAGTCAATTTTTAGAAAGAGATAATGATGAGTAAGATTAAAGTAGCAGAACTATTTTACAGTATACAAGGAGAAGGCAGATATATGGGGGTGCCCAGTGTGTTCCTTAGAACTTTTGGCTGTAATTTTCGCTGTGCAGGATTTGGTATGCCTCGTGGAGAACTAAGTACAGAAGCAGAAGATGTATCCGAGGTAGTACACTTATATAACAAATATGAAGAACTTCCTTTGGTTTCTACGGGTTGTGACAGTTATGCTAGTTGGCATCCTAGTTTTAAAGAACTTAGTCCAATGCTCACTTCAGACGCAATCGCCGATAGAATCTCGGAAATTATTCCGTTTGGAGAATGGCAAGACGAACATCTAGTTATTACTGGCGGTGAGCCATTACTAGGTTGGCAACGTGCTTATCCAGACTTGTTGGATCATCCTAAAATGTCTGGTTTGAAAGAAATTACATTTGAAACAAATGGTACTCAAAAGCTAACTCCAGAGTTTAAATCTTATCTGGCAAACTGGATCGACGGTGATGCTAATGGGCATTGCAGAAATAGTACCAGTCTTACTTTTAGTGTAAGTGCTAAACTTCCAGCAAGTGGTGAGAAATGGGAAGAGGCTATTCTTCCAGAAGTTGTTTGCGAATACGAACAAGTAGGAACAGCATATTTGAAATTTGTAGTAGCAACAGAAGAGGATGTTAAAGATGCAGAACAAGCAGTTGACGAATTTAGAACGGCAGGCTTTAAAGGTCACATATATCTTATGCCTGTTGGTGGTGTTGAGTCTGTTTATAATCTCAATGCTAAGTCCGTTGCCATTGCAGCAATGAAGCGTGGTTGGCGCTATAGTGATAGGCTACAGGTGCCATTATTTAAAAACGAATGGGGTACTTAAAATGTTTTTTATGACTTGTTTTACAGTTGGATGGATAGTTTTAGTAGTATTATTGTTACGCTGGACTAAAAATGTCTCCAGTGCTTGCACTGGTAATTGTAGACAGGGCAGAGATTGCAATTGTCAGGAAAAAAAATGATTAAAAATTTATTTAAACGAATGCTAGGTATCGATAAGTTAGAAGAAAACTTACGAATACTTAAAGAATTGGAAACAAAGGCTGTAGCATCAACAGCCAAAGCTCAAAAAGCAGAAGAACAAGCTAAAGCAAGTCCAAAAGAACGTGCTACTGCCCGTGGCGAACCTTATGTAGCTGTATTAGACACGCACGTAAATAAAGATAATATACGCAATGGGTTTTTTGAGCTTGACTGGAACGCCGAGTTTATAGTACAATTAAAACAAGCTGGATACGGTTATGATGGTGATCCAGATGAAGAGATTGTCGATCGTTGGTTTAGAGATTTAGCGGGCAATATGCTAGCCGAAGCTGGTGAAGCTAATCCTGGACGAACTATTGGCGGTTATATCAATGTAACAAAATTAGGTAACGGCAGAGCCGAAGTAGAATGACATATATTATAGTTGATACTGCTAACACATTTTTCCGTGCTAGACACGTAGTACAAGGGTCAGCCGACATTAAGCTCGGTATGGCATTTCATATTACCTTTAACAGTATCAAGAAAGCGTGGCAAGACTTTGGAGGTGAACACGTAGTATTCTGTCTCGAAGGTCGAAGCTGGCGCAAGGACTTTTACAAGCCTTATAAAGCTAATCGAGCAGAAACTCGTGCGGCTATGACACAGAAAGAACAAGATGAAGATAAATTGTTCTGGGAAGCGTTTGATGAGTTTAAGAATTTCATTACAGAAAAAACTAACTGTACTGTAATGCAACACCCTAATTTAGAAGCAGACGATTTAATTGCAGGGTGGGTGCAAGCACATCCACATAGCAAACACGTTATTATTTCGACAGATGGAGATTTTGCACAATTAATTGGTCCTAATGTTAGCCAATATAATGGTGTAGGCGATTTGCACATTACACACGAAGGAATCTTTGATGCTAAAGGTAAACCGGTTAAAGATAAAAAGACAGGGGAGCCTAAGCCTGCACAAGATCCAGAATGGATGCTGTTCGAAAAATGTATGCGAGGCGACACAAGTGATAATGTCTTTTCGGCTTATCCAGGTGTACGAACGAAAGGGTCAAAGAATAAAGTTGGTCTCCAAGAGGCATTTGCCGATCGTAAGGCTCGCGGATATTCTTGGAACAATTTAATGCTGCAGCGTTGGGTCGACCACAATGGTGAAGAACACAGAGTTCTGGAGGATTATCAACGTAATGTACAGTTATGTGACTTGACTGCACAGCCTGACGATATTAAAGAAAAGATTAAAGATACTATCAATACTAATGCTAGACCTAAAGAGGTTACGCAAGTTGGTATCCGTATGCTCAAGTTTTGTAATGCTTGGGATATGAAAAAGATCGCTGATAACATTCAGCAATATGCAGAACCATTCCAAGCAAAGTATCCTGAAAAAGATCTTACTTGGCGCACACTAACCCAGGAGAATTAAAATGGCAAAACTAGCAAAACTAGCAAAAGTAAATGAATCGATCACTATCAATCGTTATGATAACGGCTATATGGTTGAAGTTGGAGGACGTGATGAAGAAGGCGAATGGAAAACCGCTAAGATTCTTTGTAACTCTGAACAAGATATGCTCGATGTAGTTCAAGAGTGGACTACAATGGATTTGGACAACTAAGGAGATATCTATGGCTCAGTGGACTGTCAGTACATATTATAAAAAATCTTGTCAAGAAGTTGAAACCTACAACCAACGTAACGGTGATGGTAAAGTTACTGTAGTGAATGGATTTCGCTATGGTGAGTGGACTGTAGAAACTACAGACGAGAATCCTCCAGAATTTGAGTTTGTAGAAGTGCCCGATGGTGATGGTCGTAAAGACAGCATCAATATGTTAGATTGTGAAATCAACAATATCGAAAGTGTTGAACTTGTTGAAATGTTTGACGGCGGTTGTTGGTATGATGTAGATGTTACAGGACTTGATGAAGAAGCTCAAGCAGAAATTGAAGATTTCCTTGAAGAAAATAGCCCTTACGAATTGGAAGAACGTGAAGACGATCCGTGGATGCAAGGCGACACTGAGTGGTGGATTTGGGGGCCAATTGAAATTAAAAACGAAAATGGCGACACTGTGCGTATTATCTGTGCAGATGCCGATGGCAATGTTATTGACTTTGTCGAGGAATAAATACGTATATTACTCGGGTGCCGTCAGGGCCCGTGTAATACTAAGGAGAAAAATATGACAGAAATACACGCCAAGCCTATTGTGGATGGTAAGTTTTGGATCGTAGAGCAAGATGGCGCTAAGATTGCAACACTACATAAAAAAGAAAATAACAAGTTTGTACTATCAAGTACTAACGGTGAACTAATGTTTAATAAGAAACAAGATCTTACAAAACAGTTCGGAGAAGGGTTTTTCTTATCAAGTACTAAAGTTAAAGTTACACAAGCAGATCCTAATGAATGCCACGGATTTCCTACTAGTGTAAACCCATACAATGCTATGTATGATGTACAACGTAAATTACCGTTGTTTACAAAGAGTAATGCTAGTAAGAGTTTGTACTGTGCAGGTTACTACACTATTAAATTTAATAAAGGTTGGGTTAAAAGTTTTTGCCCTAAAGCAATTACCATAGAACGTAACCCGTTTAAAGGTCCTTTTAAAACAGAATTTGAAATGAAACAGGTATTGAGCAATGTCAAATCAGATTAATTTAACCCCTATTACACAATTTGCACAATCGTTACGTGCTGCAGAATTAAGCCAAAGTAAAGAAGTTAAATTAACTATTCAACAGGCTAGATTGTTAAATTTAGCCCTTACTGAATTGTTAGACAAGGTTTCTCAAGATTATGAAACCTTGTTTAACTCACTTAAAAATAATCCATCTACAGAAGTTATTACTGTTAGTATGGACGGTGGAGGTTTTAGTAACAAATAAGACTAAATATATGCGTACATAATTGGATACGCATATCATGAGTCGACCTAAGCCAAAAGTATTATTAGAACATACTAATAAAAGAACTTATAAATCTGAACAGATTTTAGAAGCCGAAGCCATCTGGGCTGTATTTTACAAAAACGAGCCTTTTAATCTAAAGTCGTTTAATAGTCTTACCAGCTATCCTGGACCAAAATACAAAAAAGTTTCTTTCTCAAATCCTGGCCATGCACATAATTTGGCAAAGAAATTGAATCTTACATTTGGAACTGAAGATTTCCAAGTTGTCATGTTAACTCAAGGTACTATTGTAAAATGATATCGAGAGATGCTTTGACTAAAATATTCTTACAACAATGGGGTAAGAGTATGGACGAAGCAAACACCAAACTATTTTCTCGTAAATGGTGGCAAAGTACTCGTGCTGGAAAGCAAAACAATTTCAGACTGAGTGATGAAGGTTATGAATTTTTGGTAAAAGAATTGGACCTTAAAGAATACGAAATTCCATTTACCGAACCAATTGAACTTAGTCCTCAAACATTAATCTTTTTGGAAAGATATATCGATTGTCCGTACTATCTTACTCCAATGTCAATTACTGTCTTTTCAGAACGCAAGGGTTTTGAACTAATGTTGTTTTCAGACGACATCAGAAAATTTGGCATTATTAAAGCTATGAATGAGCGAGAAAAAGAACTCGCTAATGAAAAAAACAGTTGACATACCTTTGGGTTTCCTATACAATACATACATCAACAGCGTTACTTCGTAACAATTTTAACTTAGTATAGGAACTAAAATGCCAGAAATCAGTAGCCGTACAGTGGGCCCAAGCGGTGCTAAAAAGTCTTTGCGTAAGGCTTTTCAAAATAAACGTCCAATTTTCCTTTGGGGTCCTCCAGGAATTGGAAAATCGGATATTATCAAACAACTTGGTGTTGAGACTGATTCTCACGTAATCGATGTTCGTTTGAGCCTTTGGGAACCTACTGACATTAAAGGTATTCCATACTTTGATTCCAACGATAATACAATGCGTTGGGCACCTCCATCGGAATTGCCAAGTGCAGAAATGGCAAAAGAACACAAGAACATTATCTTGTTCTTGGATGAAATGAACTCTGCCGCTCCTAGCGTACAAGCGGCGGCTTATCAATTGATTTTGAATCGTCGTGTTGGTACATATCAC